GTGCTGTAGCTGGCAGGATCAAGGTCGTTCAGGTTTGTCGGACGCCCATCGACCGCAGTCCAATCCGTGTGCGGCTGGTCAGCCGCCTCCACCGTGATCGTCGGCGGCGTGGTAGCGACCGTCGACATGTAGCTGGAGCGAACCCAGTATTTGCCGAGCGAGTACACAACAAACTTGTTGAGCCGGGTCGTGCCGATCAGAACAGCATCGACAAGCGCAGAGCCTGCAGCGCCGTAGAGGATTTGATATTCGAGTGGACGCGCGTCATCCGGCATTGCCCAGCTCAGGGAGATGGTCTGCGACGCATCATCCGTTGTCTTGGTCAGCGTAGTGACGTTGGGGACAGAGACGCCTTCGCCAAGCAGCGTGACCTCAAGCTCGCGCCAGCCGCTCTTCTGGCCGAGAGCATTGCGGCTGCGGAGGCGGAACACGTAGTCACCCGGCACGACATTCGTGATCTCGCGCGATGTCGAACGGTCGTCGCCAAGGTCCAGGTAGGTATCACCACCCGGCTCCTTGTACTGCACTTCGTAGGTCGCAATGCGCGGGTCATTCGTCGGCGGCCAGCTGAGCAGAGCAGACGGCACGCTGGAGTTGCCAACGGTCTTAAAGAACTCCTCAATGACAGGCGTTTCAGGTGCAGCCAGCGGACCAGAAGGCAGCGCGGTGAACGGCGTTGCCTCGACGTGCACCTTGTTCTCGACGCGGTCGTGCTTGGTGGCATCGTACTCACGCGCCTTGAAGGAGTACTCGTCGTCATCGCCGTCGCCCTCGCGGCTGATGATGCGCAGCAGGCGCGGCGCAAGCACGCTTGAGCGGATCGACCAGACAGCCTTATCGATCGGCATCATAGACAGATTGCTTGCCAGCGTGACTGACGTAACTGTGCCAGCGCCGGTCGTGATCTGCTTCTCTTCGCTCTCACCGTTGGGCAGCATCACGCGGATGTAATAGGTTACACCGCCGACCATCGTGATAGAGCGGTCGAGCTGCAGCGTGTTGAGCGCTGTTGCCATGCAGCGTCCGTACCACTGCTGCACCGTGAACTTGGGGTCCTGAACGGACACCACATCACCCGGCTGAACATCGGACTGATAGTGTGAGGCACGCCACGTGACGTACTTCGCCTTCTGGTCCTCCAGCAGCATCAAGCCGTACCGCTGCGCCTGTCCTGGGCTTGTGCAGCCCAGCATCTCGACTTCCTTCAGACGGCTGAAGCCGCGTGCACGCGTAAGGTCAGGGTCCTCGACCACGATCGGCTGAAGCCTGAAGCCAGCAGCTGGATCATTCCACCAGATGACGTAGCCGGTGTACTGGCTCTCACTGGCAATGCCGACATCAGTGAACTCGTCTTCGCCCAGGAGCGTAGTCGGGTCGATGAGCTTCGGAGTGCCCAGAGGGGCAGCGTCCTGCACCAGCGTGACCACGCCGGTCGAGCCGTAGATCATTGAGCGGAAGGACGCGGCGATCTCTGTCAGCCACTGGTAGGCAGGCTTCTTGATGCTGAGCACGCCGTTGAAGGTGTGCAGCGGCTCTTCGCCGCCTTTGCCGTCCGGTACCATGCGGTCGCAATTCTGCGCGATGCGGTACAGAGCGTACTCGTTCAGCTTGGACGTGTCGACGTAGTTTCCAAGACCAGAGCGCTTGTCGACCAGAGCATCACGCCAGACCCAGAGCGAGTTGTTTGTCCACGCTGTCTTGAACGTGCCGTCCCAGATGCCCATCGTGGTGCCAGGACCAGTCGTGGCATACGTCCTTGTCACAGGGTCGTAGTTGGTAGGCACCTGCACCGTGCGCCAGCGGCCATAGTAGGAGCGCGTCGCAATGCGGTCACCGAACTGCTTCGCATCGACCTCCCACGCATACGCAATGCGGTTGGGATAGGTCAGCTTGGCTTCGGTGATCTCACCGATGTAGAAGAACTCGATGTCGTCGATGATCTCGACGCCAGCCATGTCCGCAGTGACGCGCCGCACGCCGATGTCCCACGGCGCTCCACCAGCAGGCAGGTCAATGATGAACTGCTTCTCGTACATGGAAGTCTGCTTGCCGCTGACCTCCCACTCCAGGACTTGGTTCCAACCACCACCGTCGAGCTGGATGTCGATGGCGAACTTGACCTTGTTGACCTTCAAGTCACCGTTGGTCTTGTCCTGCTTGTAGAGGCCGTTGGGCAGGCGCACGATGATGCGCGCCTTGTTGACGTCAACGTCCGTGATGGTTTCAGTCTGGCGGCCAAGCGCGACAGTGACCGGCTTGTTGACAGCGCGCGGCGTCTCCTGGAAATCGAAGCCAGGAATGTAGTCCTGGTCCGGATAGCCGAGGCGCTCACGGACCATGACGCCTTTGAAATTGTCGGTGTCATCGCTGTTGCGGACGAAGGTGCCGTCGAGCTTGCAGCCCTTCAGTCCTTCATAGCCGGGGATGACAAGCCCAAGAGCAGGACCGTTGCCGACGATGTCAACGAAGCGCGCAATGGCGTTCGACTGCAGCGTGTTGGGGTCTTCCTTCGCAGTGCGCTGCGATCCACCGCCGCCCTTCGCGCCGCCAGTAGCGAAGAAGTCGATGCCTCGCGGATTGCCGATGCCAATGCCAGGAAGGCCACCGAGGAAGCCGTCATCTTCCTCTGCGTCCTGATAGACGATGTCCTCAACCGTGTACGATGACGAGGCGACGATTGAGCCAATCTCAAACTCACCGTAGGGCAGCGGATAGGGCCAACCCTGCTCTTCAACATTGACAGGACCGTTGAAGCCGGTCGAGACGATCTTGTCCTTCTCGCGGTCCATCGCCGTCGAAGGAAGAACAGGCCGTACGAAGAGAGCAGCTGCTGCGACGGCAGCAACAAGGCCGATGCCAACAAGAAGGATGGTCTCGATGCCGCCAGCGACCGGCTCCGGTGCAATGTGGACCGTTTTGGCCCTACCGACGCGCATACCCAGCGCCTCTTGCGGAAGGCAGGTGCCGTCGTCCGGAGTTTCACCGCCGCGCACAACGCGCCAGCGGCCCTTCTCGAGCGTGTCCGTGAAGCCAGGAAGCTGGAAGCAGAGCGCGCTCAGCGCCTGCACAACCGTGTCAGCAACAACCGTGTACTCGCTGCCGTAGAGGGCAGCCAGCTCACCGTGCAGCTTTACCGTTGTTTGACGCGCGCTCGGGATCATACCGTACCACTCGATGGACGTAGGGCAGCCAGCTGTGAAGCGGAGACTGCTTGCTCAGACGGTGCGGCTGAAAGCCCTGCCCATGTCCGCTAGGATGATGAAAGACTAAGCCACCTTCCTGCAGGACGCCAGCATGATGAGCAACGGGCTTCGCTGGTAGCTTGAAGAATATGACGTCACCCGGCTTCGCCGTCTCCCTGGGCACCTCAACGAAACCTGACGAAGAGAAGCCTTCATCATACAAGTCTTGATTGCCGTCCGCCCACCAGCCCCAGGAGCGCGGCCAGCGCTTCAAGCGGACGCCGAGGCGGAAGTAGTGCTCGTCTCGGACGCCTTCATAGCAGTCCTACACAAGATGGCGGAAGGGCCTGCCGATGAGCGGATTGGGTTCAAGCTGATCGCCCCATGCAAAGGGCTTCAGACACATCTCGCCATTCGTCCAGACGATCACGCCAGGAAGGTTCATGGCGATGTGCTGCTCGTCATCGACCTTCGTCGGATAGGCTGGTGCAGGGCGCTCAGGCGTCTGCGTGTGTGAGTGGACCAGTGCTGCGATCCTGCCCTCAATCATCAGCTTAGGGATAAGCCCAGAGGAAGCGAGCGCGACCAGCTGCGGATCAAGGCCGCGTGACGCGGCGACGTTCTCCAGCATGTGGTACTCGCCGTCCGTGCCGATGTAGCCGAGGCTCTCATTCGGATAGCATGCCAGTGCATGCGCTTGGATGTCGCGTACCACGCGGTCAGTGAGCAGGTCTTCGCGCTTGAGCAGTGTCACTTGATGCGGACCTTCGACATGCCGGGACATGCCGTGAAATTGTTTGGATTGGTGCCGAAGCGCAGCTTGCAGCCGGTGCCCCAGAGCTTGTTGCACTTGTCTTCAGTGGGGTCCATCGTCGGCTGACCGAACTCGTCGAACATGTCCGTGCCGGTGTAGTCGCACGTAACGCCGGTGTAGTCCCAGCTGCTGGTCAGTGGGTTCCAGACGCGGTACTGGTTGAAGCAGAAATCCTTGTTGGCCGTCTCGGCTGGTATCTCTGCGTTGCCAGCGTCGATTGCAGATGCCAACACAAACTTCACGACGTTCTTGTTCAGGACAGGGCACTGCTCGATGTAGTAGGTTTCAAGATCAAAGATCGCATCGGCATCAGGCTCAGCGCCGTCATCAAGGAAACGGTCATAGGTGCGGAAGCGCGTGAACGGCGTCCGCTTCAGGTCATTGTTGTTGTGCACCAGCGCGGTGAAGGCGTTGCCCTTGTTGGAGGCCGTGAAGGTAGGGCGCGCGAATGCACCCTCTGTTGACAGAGCAAAGCCCTCGACGAGGACAGAGAAAGGTGAGTACACCTGGCCGTCAAAGGTCACCGCCTTGTCGACTGCGCCTGTGTCCGCACCGACCCAGTACAGCGGCGTCTCGCCCCACATGGTCAGGTCGAGCTTGTAGAGCCAGATGCGACGGCCAAGGCTCTCGCGCTGGATGTGCTCCTTTGCGTTAGCTGAGGGCATCAGTCGTCTCCTTGATATCAAGAGACACGTCGCCGACAGCGAACACGCTGTAGCTCACGCTGAAGATGCCATTGGGCTCGAAGCTGCGCTCCACCGTCTGACCGTGCGGCGTCCAGGAGAAGCTCTCACCCTTCTGGTGCAGGTCGACGAAGAACTCACGCAGCGTCTCGATCTCCGAGTGCTCCAAGTCCTTCCACACAAGCCGCCACTGCTGAGGCTCCGGCATGATGCCTTTGGAGGCGTTCTGGCTGTAGCCATCGCCGTACCGCTTGCGGTTTGACGTCAGGTCGATGCTGAGGCCAAGACCAGCAGTGAGCTCCAGCTCAAGATCAGCAGGGATGGGAAGGAGCGCCATTGGTTATGCTGCCGGTTTCCAGAGCTTGCCACCAGGACGCGTCTCGCGGGCGATGTAGCTGTCCATGGCCGCCTCGACGCCAGCCTTGGCAGCCTTCGCCTGCGCAGCTGCGATGGTCTCCGCATCTTCCTTCGTCGCGTTGCCCTGAACAATCACAGAAGACGAGACCGACACGTGGATGTCCCCACCGCCCGTCCCACTGGGCATTGCACCGTACGACGCACCGTTCAAGCCGCCGTCAGCGAAGGACGGTGTGTTGTCGTTCATCGCCATGAGCATGGGCAGGAAGCGTTTGGTGGCAGCCGCGTTCATGACGAACTCGCCGTTCGACAGCCAAGCCAGATTGCTGTCTGAGCGGCCAGTGCCAGCACCCTGGATGAGACCGCCGTCAGCAAAGCCCTTCACAGCAGAGAGGGCCTGCGTGGTGGCGATGGTGCCAGTGACCGCTGCAAGGGCAGGAGCCGCATTGGTGCCCAGCGTAGCAAGCGAGGCGAGGGCTGCCGGGGTGGCCCAGGCGGTGGCGAGGCCAGCAGCCATGGCCGCGCTCGCTGCTGTGGCAGTGGCAGCCAGTGCCTCACCGATGGTGGCGTTGATCAGGAACTGAATGCCGAGCTGGACGAGGCTGCTGATCAGAGAGGCCAACGCCTGCCGTGCCACGTCGCCGATGGCCTGATCAAAGTCTTCACCGAACACGATGGCCTGACCGGCTGCATCACCGAGGCCGCTCGTCAAGTCTCCGATGAACGTGCCGAACTGCTGACCCGCCGTCGCCGTGAAGCGCGTGGCAGCTTCGGTCATCCGACCAAGCTCGCTGATGAAGCCGTCAGCAAAGCCGCCCTCACCAAGCTGGATGCGGGTGTTGATGAGCTCAAGGTTCAGCGAGCGCATCGACGTGTTGAACTCGCCTGCCGTGATCTTGCCCTGAGCGAACAGCTCGTTCAGGCTTGTCATCTGTGACAGCAGCTGCTCCTGCGGACCCTTGATGCTCTCAAGCACCTGCATGCGCTCCTGCATGGAGACGTTGGCGCGGATCACTTCCTCTGCGTACGCACGCTCCTGGTCCGTGAGCTTGCGCTTCAGATCGTCTTCCATATCGAGTAGCTGGTTCTGGACCTCACGCTCCTGACCGTTCAGCTGCATCAACGCGGTGTCCTGCTTGATGAGGCCGATCAGCTCCTGGAACGTCCTGATCTTCTTCTTGGCTTTCTCTTCACTATCGTCAGCGAGCGGTGCAACACGATCACCAGTCGGCGTGGTCAGATCGGCAGGCGGCGGCTCATTGGCACGCGCTGCCTCGCGCGCGGCAGCAGCAGCTTTGGCGTCGGCAAGGATCGCATCAACCGCGTTCTTCGCGCCGTTCTGGCCAGCAATGCCGTCGGCGATCGCTTTGCCCATGGCCTCACCAAGGTCTTTGGCCTCCTTTGTTGGCTTCAGGTAATCC